ACTGCAAAAGACAGTGATACAGGCCAGTTGCTTAATCCTGGGCACATTTTATATGTTGCAGAACAGGAACGATTAGATCAAACAGTATATAACCTAAATTATGGAATCACTGCTAGTTTCCAAATCCCACTTGGAGGCGGAGGTTTTAACAAGGAATGTTTAGAAGCAGCCCAAACATATAGAAAATATCAGGAGTTTATGCTTGATGCTAAGAAACTTGAGGTTAATCTCAACCGTCTTAAAATATGTGCCGAGCAACTGAAACTTGGTGTTAAGTATGTAGGAGAAGATGCTGTTAGCTGTAGAAATGTCGTACTAACCACCGTTCCAAATCAAGTTATACCGCACAATCACAAATTAAAGCAGTAGGCAAGCACGGTTAAACTTGCCTACCTAGACGCCCCATCCATTGCCTTGGCGAATAGGGTATTTTTATTGTACCTTTTTTTCTTTTTTCTTTGTAAGTTTTTTTATTAAATTTTTTACTAAAGGTTTTACGACATTAAGGAGTAATGGAGTAGTGGCAGCAACGCTAGCAATGACAGCAGTGCTAACAAGCTGTGGAGGATTCGGTATGTACTGATCTTTGAAGGGTACGTCTTCATAAAGAGTGATACATTCAATTCCATCTTCTCCCCTTTTATAACCTTTTACACGCTCCAAACGCTTTTCATTAACAAAACTTCCTATTCTTAAATCTTTTTTACCAGGGCAGGGTGGTATTTCTATTGTTTCTTTTTCTTCTTTTTTCTTTGGAATAACAGGTCTATATTCTGGTTGTTGTGGAGATTGTGTAGGAGTTACTGTTTTAATAAGTTTACTTGGATCGTATTCTATTGGATTAAACGAAGGCATTTCTCCTTCTGGACAAGTTATATATGCTTTTCTGTCGTTGTATAAAATACTAGGATTTTTGGTAATCTCTAAATCTCTGTGATATAAATTACAACCTGGTATATTACCTGTTAAAACGTGTTCTGGTACAAGGGGTGTTTCTGGTATATCTATCTTCGGTATTTTTATTTTAGGTACTTTTATTTCACTCATCTTTATCTACATTGCCAATAGAAATAAACCAACTATCTTCTCCGAAAGTACCTTTTTCTATAATTTTTGGTTTTTTTACCTTTTTATCTAATTCTTCATGATATTTTTTTATATCATTGTCTAGTTCAAAATTAAATCTCTGCATACGCAACCAATAAACTAATTTATTAATATAATATTTAACTAGCTTTTTTATAAACCCAAATATCATTTAATAATAGGCATAGATGGACCTGTCATTTTAGGTAAACCATTATCTAATATTTTTGGCATCATTCCCTGTACATTGCCAAGAATCTCATTCATAACTCTTGATTTAAACTGCTCTGAAGTTACATACTTGTAACCAAAATACGCTCCACCACTCATTGAAGCTACCATTACAAATGAAATGATACTCAAAACATTAGCAATCTTTTGAAACATGATAAAATTTGCTCTACTTAGAGCTATGTCTGTTATAAGCATAGCTACATTACTTTTAATTATAGGTCTATCTCCTTTATACGTCACTTTAGGTCTTATAAACCGTCAGATGATAAGTAAACCTAACGAGTAGAATTAGCTCTGCTTGATCTAGTCTTACACGCTCCAGAGCAATATATTTTACGCTGTTCCATTGTATTAAAACTTGTACCACAAACAGGACACTCTCTTACAAGTATCCCTTCTACTTTTTTTCGTTTTTTACCCCTAGTTCTATAGTTCCTGTTTTCTCCTCTTCTTCGTTCATTTTTTGTAGTAACAACTGATAAGCCTGTATTCCACCTTCTAATCTCATTATATAACTATTCTGTTTTATTATTTCCTGTTGCCATTCAAGAATTTGTTTTTCTATTAATGCTTTCATAATTTAAACGATAGTAAGGACTTCTCCTGAGTTGATAGTGACGGTTACACCACTATTTATAGTTATAGGACCTGCTGCCATTGCGTTACAGGCTGCTCCAAATGTATCGCCTATTGTGTAGTTTGTCGTTACTGTCTGAGCATTTTCAAAAAATACTTTATCGCTACCACCACCGGTAGCACCACCTCCTCCACCGCCAATTTCTTTTACAGTTCCACCGTCATTAATATAAAATTTTTGGTCAGAAGTATCTATCGCAACTTCGCCATTGACTATATCACTTGTTGTAGGTGTACTTGTACCTCGTTTTAGCTTGATGACATTAGCCATTGGCCTTTACCTCCTATGGCTCAAAAAGTTCCACCCTCTACATCAAAACCAGATGTAGCACCATCCTCCAAAAATGTAACCAAATCAGATAAAGCAACCTGTTTCATCGTTCCAGAATCGTTCATAACCATACGATCTGCTGTGGCTAGTGTTGTTGAACTTGCAGCCGTATCACCATCCATGATGTTCAACTCAGTCGTTGTAACTGTAGCTCCATCTAATATGCCAACCTCTGTGCCTGATAAATCAGCTAAAGCATCTGCTGTACCACTAGCCATTGTTGCAAGCTCTGTAAGCTGTGCATCAGAGGCTTGTTTCGCATCTAACTGTGTTTGAATATTACTTGTAACTCCATCAGTGTGATTAAGCTCAGTGGTAGTAGCTGTCACCCCATCCATTATATTTAATTCTGAAGTCGTTGCTGTGACTCCATCCATAATGTTTAGTTCTGAAGCTGTGGCAGTAACACCATCTAAAATATTTAATTCAGATGCAGTAGCAGTAACACCATCAAGAATATTTAACTCCGCAGTGGATACAGTCGCTCCATCAAGAATCTGTATCTCTGTAGCAGTCAAAGCAGCTAACGCAGCAGATCCCCCAGATTGACAACCAGACAAGTTGTCCAAGTCAGCATCGTAGGCTTGAACCTGACTTCCGATGCTTACACCGAGACTTGCTCTGGCGGTTGATCCGCTTTCAAGTACAAAGTTTGACCCATCTCCAACGATAAAATTACCGTCAGAAGGTGTAAGACCTGCAATGTCAGACAACTGCTGGTCGAAAGCCTGAATATTTGTACCGATGGCTAATCCGAGGGCCGTTCTTGCTGCACTTGCACTTGTAGCTCCCGTTCCACCATCGCCAACTGCAAGGGTTCCTGTGATAGAACTAGCAGAAAGATCAACAGCCATTTCTGTTGATTCAATTACTATCCCACCATTGGATTTAAGGTCAACACTAAATTCGTTACCAGACTTATCTAAACCATCTCCAGCAGTCAAGTTTCCACCGCCACTAAATTGTGTATAAGATAAATTATTAGTGCCGACAACAGCAGATCCTTTGTCAGAGCTACAAACAAAACCTTGGTCAGCATTTGTAGATCCTTGCTCAACAAAGGTGAACATTCCAGCAGCATCGACACCAGCAGCTAAATCATCTGTTCTTACCCATGAACTTGCTTTGCAAAGATACAGTCCGTTCTGACTTGCTGTACTTTGGTTCTTAACTAAAACTCTTTCATCAGCAGAAACAGCAACACCATCAATAGTTTGCGTACCAGAAAGCGTAATATTTGCAGTAGTAGCAACCTTAACGCTGTCTTTAATATCTAATCCTTGGCTGACACCATCTACATATCCCTTCGTTGCAAAATGAGCATCGGCTGTGGGCGTAACTCCTGTTACTGGATTGGTTGCAGCAGCTAATTCGTCTACTCTATTTGTCTGAACACCTGCATCAAAGTCAGATATTTTTGTATGTGCAATAGAAGGAATATCAGCAGCAACTAAGGATCTAAATGTAGGAGCAGCAGCACTTCCAGTTGTAGGGCCAGCTAATATTGCATTTGCACTTCTTGTATCTGTTTTATTAAAAAACGCACCAGAACCACCAACAGTAATAATTGAACTTGCAGAAGGTGGTGTTGATCCATTATCACCAAAACCATAATATAATTTTAAGTCAGCTTCGTTAAATGCTAATTCTGATGGAGATAAACTAGAAGGTGCACCAGCCGATCCACTGGCTGATCTCTTCTTAATTCTTATAGTGTTAGACATGGCCTAAAAGTTTCCTCCGTTAACGAGTGTAAGTTTGGTAGTAGTTGCATCTGCTTTAAATTTAGCAGAAGTTGAGTCATAGTAAATAACAGATCCATCAACTTTGTTAGTTGAATCAAGATCAAAACCAGAACCAGTAGCACCAGTAGCTCCTTGGGGTCCTTGGGTTGCCACTGTGACAACAGAGGTCTCTCCATTAACAGTAACTGTATTCTTAGTAGTTGAAATGTTTACAGAGGTCATGTTGATGTGTAGCCTTCACTTACAAATATAGTACCTTCTAAATAGTATTCTTTGTTGCCCGATCCATCTACTAATAAAACATCATATTTTAAAATATCTGGTGTAAAAGTAGCTGTCTGAACATCTGTTAATGCAATACTTACTGATCCTGCGGATCTATCT